CGAGTTCTTCCCAACCAGGCCATTTCTTACCGTCGGATTGTTTAACTTTTATCTGAAATCCCCCACCATGCTCACCGTTGAGGTGATTTATCATAGCTTGGGAATTCAGGAGTAATTTGCTTTTGCAAGCTTCATCTGCGGGATGCATTTTGATGACATCGCAGATGATGGTTGTGGGGACAACTTTGGCTAAGTCGAATGCAACCCAATTGGTGTTTGCACCGGGGTATTTTTCTTTTTTCTTGGGAGAGGAAACCTCACCGGATGGTGAGGCGGGAGTTTTGGTAGGCATAAATCCTTTCGTGTTTCCACGATTATAAAAGAGTATTACCGGAGTACCCCTCCGGTCGGGACCCGCGCATCACGGGTGTTGCGAAACCACAGTTAGCTAGAAGTCGCGGTGCTGGTGGCGGTGGCGGTAGCCGTAGAAATCGCCGTAGCGAGATCAGACCCAAGCCCCGTAACAGCCTGCGCCAATGCTTCCAATTGGTCACCAGTAACCGGACTGCCGGCAGCGACTTGAGCTTTCAGAGCGTTGATTGCCGCAACGGTTGTGACATCTTCCGCTTGAAGCGCTTTCACCGCGTTGGACAGATCAGTATATCCAGTAACAATATCAGCCATTTGTTCTCCTAGTTTTTTGACATTACATTCTACGGCTATGAACCGTTCGAATATGTTCATTGTGATTGTGACGGTCTGACCACCCTACCGACAGGGTCCCGAAGGAACTTAGGAGCTTACGTCAGGCTGTTCCTGCTGTTGGAAGTACAAATCCCACGTACCCGATGTGGCGGCAGAAGCGGTAAAGGTACCGATCAACGCCATGGTGGGGGAGGCATTTGCAGCGAAGGTAGCGTTGGACGCAGTGGTCGTGCCAACGGCAACCTGTCCGACAGTTGCGGTTTGCACCGCAATAGTCCCAACAGTGGAAGTCCCGTTAAGAACCGTCAGGTTGATAGGGCCAACCTGCGTACCACCAGCGGCGGTAATGCAAACGGCTTCCAAACCAACGATTTTGGTTCTACGCAAGAACTGAGGAAGAGAGACAGAGGTAGGGGCAGCAAGCGAATTTGACGCAGTGCCGGCAGCGGTAGCGGTACCAAAAGCAATGGCAGACGCTACTTTCACAAGAGGACGATCGTAGTATTTTTGGTCAGAGTATCCCATGGTCGTATCCTTAGGCTGAGGTCACATACACAAGGTGCTGTTCGCCGTCCGCAGCAAGATTCCAAACAAGTTTGAAACCCAGCAATGCGTACCACGCCAAACCCTGGTCGCGTCCGAAATCGGTTGGGATTTTCACACGAATCTCTTCCGGAACCGCAACCGCCTCATAGACGATGTCGGAACCGAAGAAGATCGCTTGCCCGTAGGCCGTGCTCGATCCAATCGCGTTGTTGAGGAAGCCAGTCTCTTCCACGAAGCGGGTCATGTAGTAGTTACCGACCTCTCCGTTGAAGATGTTGGTGGAAAACTGGACGGTGTACTTCGACACATCCACCCAACCACCGGTACCGGTATCGGAGTGCATCCCCGACAGCCAACCCACCGAAGCGATACAGATGTAGTTTCGTCCGTCGTACTTCGGGATCAGTTTCTTCTTCATGTAATCCACAATGGAGCGGGTGTTCGCCGCAGAGCCATTCGCGGAAGCGGAAGCCGTGGCCGTACCATTCGTGGTGAAAATCACCGAATTGGTGGCCGTGCAAACCGCAATAAAATCGGTGTTGGTGTACTGAGTTCCGCAAGCGGACTCCAGCACCTTCACCATGTCATCCCGAAGCTTTTGCTCGGTGACGGGTTCAAGTTGAAATTGGGCAAGGTTCATCAACTTCTGAGTGAACGGAATGGAGTTACCGTACTCGAAGATCTGTCCTGTACCCTGATTGGTTACGAAATTGGTCTCGGGAATGGTGTTCGTCTCGGTCAAGGTTCCACCCTGAGTCGCTACGTTACCGGCCTTGTCAAACAGCCACGTGTCGCCACGTTGCTTACCGATCGCCTCTTTTACATCGACGAACTGCCGAAAGCGGAACATGGGCTGTGCCACGTGACGCATCCGTTCTGACAAATAAGGCTGAGACCAATTTCCGCCAAGGGTTGAAACGCTATATACCTGTCCAGGCATAGTTTAATTTTGTCCTTTATGCGAAATCTGGCTTGGAAGCCAACCCTTTCCGCCAATTATTGATAGCCTGCCGTTTCTGAAGGTATTGGGCGTCGGATTCCGCAGGGGGTTCCTGGGATTCGCCGGTTACCTGAGGTCGGGTGGTATCTACTTGTTGGGGAGGAATGGGCCGAGACGATATGACTTCGCGATTGCGGGTCATCGCCTCTTGTTTGCCATCGCCACGAAGCGTATGGTAGAGTTTACGTGCGGATGTTACTGCTTCGGTGACGGATTCTTGGTATATCCGTATCGCGTCATCGGTAGATTTGATTTTTCCTTGTGATTGCGCCAGCGCCATGAGCTGTTGGGCTTCGGCTGCGATCATGTTTTCCATGGGGATCAGTTCGGGATTTTGAACCCGGAGGTTGGTGACGAAGGTTTCCACCGCGGATTCTGCGCGGGCAACCTCACGTGCACGGGCCACGGCTTGTTCGATGGTTTGAGTTTGATTGCGGCGGGCCACGGAATCGGCGAGAGCGTCTTCGGCTTCTTTGATTTTTCCTTCCCGGAGTAGAGCAATCCACGAAGGTTCGGCAGGATCAGCAGGGGGTGGAGTAGCCGGCGTGAGTTGGGTTTTCAGCGCGGTTAACTCAGCCTGCATGGACTGCATAAGTTCGAGTACTTCCGGAGGTAACGTAGCGACCGGGGGATCTGGCGTGGCCGGTTCTTGTACCGCGGGCGCTGCGGTCTCTACGACCGGTGCGGGCTCGGCAGGAGGTGGGTTACCTCCGTAGTGGCGTTCGTATAACGCCTGTCGGTCGGCATCGCGAGGGCCGGAATGGATGGGAACTTCAGGTGTGGAGAGGTTGGGGGAGGATACGGTTTCGACGACCGTAGATTCGAGAGTGTCAGGCATGGGAAGTTGTTTCCTTACTTAAGGGGATGTTAGGAGATGTTGATACCGAGTTCTTTCAGTTGTTTTGCCGCTACCTCACCTTTGGAGAGAAGCTTCTCAAACAGGGTCATGATGTAGTTGATACCGTAAATCTTCCCGGCAAGTTGCTCTCGGGTAATTTCGATCGTACCCGTAAGCGTTTTTGTCTGCACAGGAAGACCAAGGGTCGAGTCAACCAGTTGTTGAGTGAGGGCGTCGCGAGTGCGGAGGAGGGCAGGGCGAACGGTGTCAGCCCACGCAATGTGATCCAAGAGAGAATCAAGATCTTCTGCTTTAGCGGCATCAATGAAGGAAGGTTGGGAGGGTTTCATGGGTAATACGTTTACGCCTGACGGTCCGACACGAGAGTCAATTAGAGAGAGCTACCGCGGGGTAATTTAGACGTGTACTGATTACGTGCGTCGATGTTATGTCCGCCCATCGGGGAACCGACACCACCGGCAACGTAAGAGTAACCATATCCGGCACGTTTTGCTTCCGGGGTGGAAAAATCATCCGGGGCCCCACCGACGCCAGGTTCAGCACGGTTGGAAACGGCCTCCGACTTACTCGCATCACCAAAGGAAGGAACTCCTGCGGGACGGGATTGGTCGTTAGATTTAGGATCACTTAGATTAGCCATGAATATCCTTTCATTAACAATTATAATATATAAGGGTTACTCGGTGCTTAGATGTTACCTTTATAAAGCCCGATAGCTGTGGCGATTGCACCGATGAGGTCGGCCCGTTGGCCTTGACCGGTGTCACCGTCGTAGAAGTTTTGGACTACGTAGGTGGCGAGATCGGTGGGGGTGGACATTACTTTACTTACTCCGGCAATGTTGACCTTCATACTGGATTTGTAAATAGAGTAAAGCGATCCGACGCCTTCTGCACCTTTAGAGGGAACTGCTGACATGTGGTATTTCCTTTCTTAATTACCCTGTCCCGATTGGGTGGGGGAGCTGGAGATACCAGCAGATTGAGTGGTCTGTTCGGCTACGTCTTGGGAATGTTTGAGAGTGGCAATCCCAAGCGCGCGGTCGATATTGTCGAGGGTGTGTTGGTGGTTGGTTTTGTGGACTTCGAGAGCGTGTTCAGCGTTGGTTTGGGCCTGGTTGAATTCCTGTGCGGAACGTTCGTTGTTCAGGCGAACCAACTGGGGGATGAGGTTGAGAAGATCGGGGGTGATTTCCTGACCTTGCATTGCTTGTTGGTTGGCTTGTACTGTATCGGGGTCTGCGATGATTTCTTCTACGTCATGTACGGCAGGACGGAAGGCTTCGAGGATGCGTTGTAGGAGTTTCGATTGGTTGATGTACGGGAGCCATGCTTGCGGGTTCTGTCCGATCAGGTTCATGAACTGGACAAGATTCTGTAGCATGTCCGCTTTTTCCAACTGACCGGTGACACCAGTTACGGTGACTTTGTAATCCCCCTGGACCATTTCCATTACTTCCTCACGAGTCATGCCGGCAAGGACTCCGGCTTCTACGCCAAGGATGGATGCAACACGGGGATCATTTGCGGTATCGATGAATTGGAGGATCAGGTCGATCCCCATCATTACCATCGGAGCAAGGAAGTTCTGCTCGATATCCGCAGCCATCGACCCGAAAAAGGATTGCTGGTTGTCCTGCATGAGTTGGGTTTCCGTGGCGGACTGGGCTCCACGGTAACGAGGAATGGACTGTTGGAGCTGGGAAATCAGGGAACCTTCCTGATGGGCGACATTCAATTCGGAGGAAAGTTGGGCAGCGCCGGAAGAGATATCCTGGGTTTGGATGGGTTTGATACCTTCCAAGGTGGGATACTGTGCATTACGGCGGAAGAGTTTGCCAGGGGTGAGACCGGTATCGAAGTCTTCGGGGTTTTCAAAAGCGTCTGTGGTGATTTCAAACAACGGCATCAGACGAAACATGAGGGTGTCTACCGACATGTTTGCGAGACGGTTCATGGCTTTATCAATTTGACGAACCATTTCCACGAGACCAACGCCTTCTGTGCGGAAGGGTAGGCCGACAGGGGAGAAGCCGATGTATGGAGGTTTACGATGCCAAAATTGATTCTTTCCGTTGATGAGAGTGACGGTGTCGTTGGCAATGAGGACGTGACCCCAACGTTCTTTTACTTCCCCGTCTACCACGACCGGGCCGTAGAATTCGGTGAGTTTGACAACCCCGGTATCCGCAGTGGGGCCGTTTGTGGTGCGGGGCATTTCCCCGAATCGAAGCCAAGACTGTTTCGTCTGCTCCTCGATTTTCATCGGTTGGATTTCTTTGATCAACTCCGGATCAAAAATCCCTTCATCCGCCATTTGCATGAGTTCCCATTTCGGTAACTCAATTTCTTCGATCGTGCCGGTCCAACGGTTCATTTTGGAACCCGGTAACCAGTAGAAGTTGTAAGGATCTACCGATCGAAGGAACAGCCGGCCCTCCAGGATTTCTTCACGCACCAATTGCCGTTGGGCTTGCATCTGGCCGGGTTGTCCGAAACCACCTGGGGTTTGGATTCCGCCGTGTTCGCCCCCGGTCAGATTCATCGGGTTGATGAATTCATTTCCGAGTTGGGTTGGGTACGTGCGGGCGTCCTGCTGTTGGAGGGCTTTTGGAAGCTGACCTAAAGGTTGGGTGGTGCGATTAGAAGCGGGCGACTCAACGGGGACCCCACCATTGGAGGGTTGCTGTTCAGGTGGGGGATTGGATGCTTGACCCCCGCCACCTGGTCCCGCAGAAGGCGTTCCTGCAACGGGTCCAGTGCCGACGCGGGAGGTATCAATAGGAGAGACATTTTGAGATCCTGATTGGGATGGATTTTGACCGGGAGCTGCAACATACTGTTGATTTGGATTGGGAGTAGTTACCCCAGCAATCCCCGCGGGGATCATTCGGGTTTCAACTTTTGTGACGATTCGCGGTACGAGACCCCACCAGATTTTTACAACCCCACAGCCCATAATGAAACCGCATTCGAGAGATTCAGAGAATTCTTCCAGGAACCGGGCTTTCTCCATGAACACACGGGACAGGTATGTCATTTGCTCGGAGCGAATGTTGTTTACCTGATCGTTGGGGTTTTCAGATTCAAGATTCCAGGGTTTTTTGGAAGCTGAAAGGAGACGTTTGATTACATTAACGGCTTGTTTAACGGAGCTGAAAGCCTTCGGAAGGACGATCTTCGATTGCCAGTCTTCCTTATCGGACCAATCTTCCTGACCACGGTACAACTGCCAACATTCGTTCCACACGGCCAGCTTTTCGTACCGGTACATCCGAAGCTGATTCCGCCAGCCAATGACATATTCACGGACCTTTTCGTCGTACTCCCGTTTCTTACGTTGTTCTTCGGTTTCGTTGATGCGGTGTGCGAGGGACGGGGATTCACCACCAGCGACGAATTCTGCGGGCGTACTCTCGAAGAAGGAAGAGACAGGCATATTATTGACTTAACTGTGCGTAACTTTTCGCTATGCTCGGGTTGATCTGTTGGAGTTGCTGTTGGAGGTATGTGGTGTATTTCTTTGCGACGGTAGGGTCGATACCCATTTGGGAACTTTCGCCGGTAGCGGTGTAAGCAGGGGCTTCTACGCTTGCATCACCACCAGGATCAAGAAGGATCTTCGGGGCGATGGATTTGTAGTACGGGTTGGCGTTATTTAATTTGTCCAGAGTGCCATCTGCGTTCAGGGGACTTAACAAAGCATGTACCTTCTCATGTTGAATCGTTCGAGCAACACTGGCAGTGTTTGCAGGGTTTACTCGAATCGTTCCTCCGGGATGGAATACACCTGGCATCAGGGATGACATTACGCTATGGAGAGTTCCTTCGTCTTGGTACTTACCGGCTGTGGGAAGGGTGGGGTCCGTTTTAACAGTAGGTCCTGAGGAAGAATTAGTAAACACCGATGACATCAACTTCTGCCACAGATCGGAGAGAGGATTTGCCATTTACTGACCGGCAACTTTACCTTGGAATCCACCGCCCGATTGTCCATTCTGGGCCTGTGCGGATTGGATCATTTGTTGAATCTGAGAGGGTGGGAGAATACCCGAACCAGGCTGACCACCCTGCGGGGGAGTGATGGTTTTCAGTGATTGTTTCAAAGATCGACCCGCGGCTTTCTGGGCGTCCGCGTTTGCTTTGGCATGGGCTGCTTGGATGTTAGCCATGTATTCGTTGACTTTCCCCTGTACCATGGCGTTATTTTGATCCTGTTGGGGGTTGCCGCCACCGAACAGACCAGACAGCGCTTGCATGATTCCCGACTGACCATTACTGGCCTGAAAGCTTGCCGGAAGGGGTTGTCCCGGTTGTCCAGGAGGTGTTTGAGATCCCGCAGGACCCATTTTTGCCATTACATTCTGAAGTACTGCGGACATTACTTTGCTCCTCCTAATTGGGAGACTGCGGAGTTAGTGGTAGGAAGGGAACTCTTACCTTTCGCTCCGAGAGAGATTTGTGGACTTTGAGTTACACCGGTTTTACCGGCTAGACCGGACGTAAGTGCTCCGGGGTCGCCAAACAGGGCGTTAGATGTTGGAGTACCTGTCGGGGCATTTGCTCCTGGGGTAATCGGAGGCCTAACCGATTGCGGTGTATTGAAACTTGCTAATCCGTTATTGAAGGATGCCATTACTTACTTACAGGTTGTGGTTTGGGATCTTTCGGCGAGGCCGGTCGGGTACGATCGAGGTAGGTTACGGTATGGGAAGGGCGGGTGTTGGAAAGTAACACAACATCAATTATATCAATATGTAGATTAAGGTGCTTAATGTGGAATGGGTTCAGTTACTTCGATCATATCGATTGTAGGGTTTTTTGTTTTTACCAGTAACTCATCAAACGGGTCATACTTAGTAAACATACGTTCAATGTAATGTTTCGCCGAATCCAAATCGATGAAATCCACACTGGTATCAACATTTACAGGGGTGTTGTCTGGAAACTTACAATAAAACCAGGCCCGATGAGAAAACTCATCGGGAGCACAAGGACCATAAATTCGGGCGACGATCTGACCACTACCATGAATTAGCAGGTGGACACAGAATTTCTCACCTTCATGGTCGCGTCCTTCTCGATATTGCCAGTCGTAGTGGACCATGATTAGTGTCGCGCCCACTTACTCACCATATTGGGGTCTTTGAAACGTCTAAAATTAACAGTCGGTTTACTATTTAAAAAATACTTGGTACTGTCAATTGCATGGTTATGTACATCTGCCATTTGTTCTTTGTAGGTTTCGGTCAGAACATCACGTTCCGATTGAGAGGCAAACACGGCGTTTTCGAACTCGTGGATAAGGTTGGGGCAGGTATCCAATATCCGGAAGGTCGGATCTTCCTGATTCCCCCAATGCCGGCGCATTTCAGCGAGGAACACGGATTCATCCACGTGACCGGGGATCATCCGTTTGATGCCGTACTCTCCAAGTAGATCGCTAATAGTGACCAGAGCACCAAACTTATTAGTACGTGTTTTCTGGTTAGTGATAGTAGGATCACAAGCGATGTAACGAAGATGATGGTAGTAAGGACAGGAGATGATTTTCGAAGCAAGGTCAGGAATAGTTTTGCAAGGTTCATAGAGTTCCCAGATTGCGTAGAAGCAACCATCTTCGAGGGTGTAGACGATGAAAGCTGAAGGGTTGCGGGAACCGAAATCGAATCCGGCCCAGTATGCTCCTTGGGGTCCGAAGTCCCGGTAGGGCGGGCTGATGACGATCTTGTCGCGTGCGGCAGCGATTTCGGGAAACACTCGCTGGCCGTACATCGCTGTGGCGTCTCGGAGGTATTCCTTCGCCCATGCCGCGGCGGACATACCGGACTTGGCTTCCTCTTCCCATTCTTTGGACCGTTTGGCGGGGTCTGCGAAGTAGTCTAGTTCGACGACGACGAAACGGTTGCCGGCGTTGCGGCGGATTTTTAGGCCGGTTTGTTCATGAAGGATTTCAGACATTCAAACGTTTCGCTGCAATTTCACAATAAGATTCATTGATTTCAATACCAACTGCATGTCGTCCAGTCAAGGTACATGCTTCTAACAGGGTTCCACTTCCCATGAAAGGGTCCAACACAAATCCGTTCGGAGGAACTAAAGACGTTACTAAATGTTGAATCAATCCGAGTGGTTTTTGAGTTGGATGCCCGTTCTTACCAGGTTGCCCATAACGCATAGAGTCCGATACAAATACATTTGATCGTTTAGTATTGGTGTCACCAAAATAAGCTTTGGGCTGATATCCATATACAGCCAGTTCAAAACCAGACGGCCACCAATTTCCTTTACCAGCAGGAGGCGGATATTTCTTAACCCAACAAGCGGGTTTGGCAGTGAAACCATGTTGACGAACTACATCTAATGTCAAACCAAATGTATCAGCACCAGAGAAGATAAAGATTGATCCTGGAGATTTTACCAAATCCAGAGCATAGGTTAATCCTGTCGTAATTGTTGAATGTATTTCAGGATTGTCCCACGGGAATGCCAAAGAGCGGTGACCGTGTTTATTGTTCTGTACACCAAACCTGTTTACTATTCCAAACGGAGGATCGACAATTACACTGTCATATTCTTAACTTAATAACGGCAACACCGTAAGGCAATCCCCGTGATAAATCGTACACAAAGTGGATTGAAAATACGGTTTCATACTATTCCAAACGCCGCTACATCCCCACACCAACCACAGGAATACGCGATCCGATTATTTTTATCAATACCCTGAATTTTCATCTCGGCGCGGTTACATTGTGGGCAGAGGATCAGGTAATCCAGATTGGACATCCGTTTCGGTTGAGTAGGCTTCTTCTGTATCACCCCCTCCACCGCCGCTTCTACCGTGGGATCGTCCGTTTGGTCTCGTACCACTCCGTAGTTGTAGTTCGTGTCGATGATTCGAAGAGATATGACTTTTCGATTGGGCAGGTAGCGTATAAGGTCAACCAGATTTCGGGAAACGGGTGACCATGTTTCGTCTTTAGAGATGGTAAAACTGTGTTTGTGATCTGGATTCCCAACAGACGGGAAACAACCCTGTTCGTAAAGGTCTTCATCAGGAACCAGAAAAATAAGATAGCCGCCGGGACGTAGGACCCTCCATTGGTTTAATAGTGCTTCAAGCGGGTCGGCAACGTGTTCGAGGAAGTGGGAGGAGAAGACGGTGTCGAAAGAGTTGTCAGGGATGGTTTCGAGGAGTTGGCCGTTGCCGTCGGATTTGTCAAATTCCTCAGCGGTGGGGGTGATCGGGTCGGCACCGCAACCGACATCAAGGACACGGCCAGAAAAGTACATATCAAAGATTCCACCTTTGATCCAACGATCGCGGAGTTTGGAAGCTTCATTGGGCATAGATTTTGCGGATGATGGAGAGGACGGTCAGTTTGGATTCTTTACAACCGGGACAGCGGAGAGTGTCGGGTGTACCATTGTACAAAGCTCGAAATTGTTCATCGCAGATCGGGCAGGATAACCAGGCGTAGGTGTAGCCGGGAAAATCGTAGATGGAGGCGGTTTGTTTGAGGGATGGGGTTTCCCGGTTCAGCCAGGTGTCAATCGGCATAACGTGCTCGGATACGATCTACAATTTTCGAAGTACTCATACCTATCCTTTTTCCAGTGCGGGTCAGGCCCCAGACATGGGCTTTGGGAATCCAAGGGTATTTGCTGTCAGATTGACGATATTCGGGACCCTGTACGCGAAGGTCGGGTTTCACAACCTGAATCAGGTGATACATATCACGATCGGTTTCGATCTCACACAGGTAATCGATCGGCGTGTACCCCAACATCGTTGCACGTTCGATGAAGGTTTGGATGGGACGGCGGGGGTCTTTGCGGGCAACGCGGGCGTCGGAATCGAGAGCACAAATCAGAGTGCCGGCCTTGCGACGGGCTCGGGAGATCAGTTTCCAATGGCCGGAGTGCAGGAGATCGAAAGCACCGTTAATCAGAACCACTGGTCTTACCATATCTGCGTAGATCGCTCGGAAGTCTTCCGGACGGAACCACGGGAGTTCATCTCGTTCTGCGGAGTAGGAGAAGTTGGAGATGCGGGCGGGGGTCATGCAATCACATCCTTGACACAGCGATGGAACCAGCCGGCGTTGGCAGAGCTGACCGCGGTGAAACGTCCACCCGCCTGAATAGCAGGTTTGATAGCGGTGAAAGCGGCTTCGGCTTCGGCTTGAAATGCAGCTTCGTCCTGAAAGCAACCGGAGGGGTGGAACTGGCGGATTTGGTCGGGGCCTGCGGGGAAACCATAAATTACGGATTTGAGATCTGGCACTTTCAGAATTCCGCCCCGAGTCTGCCCGTGAGAGAAACTAACTGGATGAACGTTCTTCAGAAACGCCGGTTGATTATCCCAGATGAAATGAGCACGTTCTACCAAATCCAGAGCTTTGGAGGAGTCGTCGGATTGAAAGATATTTTCACGGTTCTTGTGAAACAGGGTATCCCAGGTGTATAGAGTAACTGTCAGCCAGGTAATCATCATATCCCGGCTTTTTTCAATAAACAGAATCTTCTCCCGCAGCCACGTTTTTACGATGGGTTCGATGTAGGGGAAGAGAGTGAAAGGCCTTGTAGTTGGAAGTCCGTCGAAGTGCTCATCGAAGTCGTAAGAAGTAAGAACGTCAAGACGGTCGGGTTCCCATTCGTGTCGTATCTGCAAATGTCGTATGCGCGAATCGAACGTGTAGGTGTTTCCATCAGAACAGCCTTTGCAAGTATAGAGTTGTTTGGGATCACGGGTGTAGACATAGGGGAGAGCGTGACGGGATTGGTCTATCCAGTACATCGGGTCCGATGCACACTTGTCCCATTCTTGACGACCAATTTCTTCGAGGAGTTTGGTTCTGGCCGGTGCGGGAAGTTGGGCGAGGTACTTCAGTACGTCAGGGGTGAGATCAAGGTCGAGGGGCATCTGTGGATTGGGTGCCAAGGAGGTATTCGTGGTTGG